GCTAATACACACGGATCGTGGGATGTGCCTTGCTACATGAGTAACTTGTGCCAAGAAATTATTCACCCTACACAACCTATTCAGTCCATTAACGACGAGCAAGGCGAAATAGGTATCTGCATACTATCCGCACTAAATTTACTGGAATTGGGAAGTGAGAAGGATATCGAGGACGCCTGCCGAATAGCGGTAAAAACCCTTGAGTCTGTAATTGATTACCAAGATTACCCAGTGCTAGCCGGTGAGAACTTCACAAAGAATAGAAGATCGCTTGGTGTCGGCATTACCAATCTTGCTGGATTCTTGGCTAAAAATAAAATAAAGTATGGAGACAGTGAAGCTCTGGAATTAGTACATGAAACTATGGAGCAGATTCAGTGGAACCTAATCAACGCTAGTTGTGAGCTAGCGGAAGAAAAAGGCCCGTGCGAAAAATTTAATGATACAAAATATGCCAAGGGTCTATTACCCATCGACTGGTATAAAAAGGAGGTAGATGAACTAATTAAACCCAAGTATAATATGGACTGGGAGGGGCTGCGTGACCGTATTAAAAAACACGGCCTTCGTCACTCTACCTTATCCGCCATTATGCCTTGTGAGTCTAGCAGTGTGATACAGAATAGCACGAATGGAATTGAGCCGGTCAGAAGTCTGCTCATACACAAGAAAGCTAAGAACGGCGTGCTAAAGCAGCTTGTTCCGAATTATCATCTGCGTAAAAATTATTACACTCTAGCTTGGGACATGAAAGACAACACCGCTATTATGAATATAGCTGCTGTAATTCAAAAATTTGTTGACATGAGTATGAGCACTAATCTATACTACAACTATAACCACTACGAAGATGGAAACATACCCCTTAGCGTTCTAATAAAAGACCAGATATATGGGTATAAATACGGTCTTAAGAATTTTTACTATGCCAATACGCCAGACGGAGATGGCGACACTGAAAAGGGCATGAATTGCGAATCGGGAGCATGTGCAATATGATGAGAGATACGGGTTTTGTTTGCGGAGCTTTTGACCTTTGTCATGCTGGACATCTACTAATGTTAGAGGAGTGTTCAAATAATTGCAATAAACTTATAGTTGGTCTTCATACAGACCCTTCGATAGATAGACCTAGCAAGAATAGACCAATTGAATCTGTTCTGGAGCGATACTTGAGGTTAGAATCGTGTAAGTTTGTTTCAAAAATCATTCCGTATGACACAGAGTCAGATCTAATGGTGCTGCTGAAATCCTTAGATATAAACATAAGATTCCTTGGAGACGATTACCTTAAAAAAGATGACTACACAGGTGCCGAACTGGATATTGAAATTTTCTTCTGTAAAAGGTACGGCTACTCATCTTCCCTACTTAGAAATAGGATAAAAAAAACAGAGGCATAATATCAATGAAAACTATATTTAATATAAAAAACATAGACCCGATGAGTCAGCCATTATTTCTCGGTAAAGACCTCGGTGTTCAGAGATACGATGTGGTTAAATACCCCATCTTCAAAGATCTTGATAGCAAGCAGATGATGAACTTCTGGAGACCGGAAGAAATCGAACTCAAGAAAGACCGTGGTGATTTTAAGCAGATGTCCGACAACGAAAAGTTCATCTTTACCTCCAACCTTAAATACCAAACTATGCTTGATAGCGTTATATGTCGTGGCGTACCGACACTGCTAGAGTTTGTAACAAACACAGAGCTAGAAGCGTGCCTCATGACATGGCAGTTTTTTGAAAAGATACATAGCCAATCATACTCCTATATCATACAGAACGTTTTTGCTGACAGCTCTGAGGTGTTTGGGGGTATATACGAAGACAAGGAGATAATGAGACGCGCAGAAAGCGCTATATCTGACTATAATAACTTGATGAACATGGCGTGCGACAAGAATAAACTTTCTGATATTAAAAAGCAGATATACATGACCGTAATCAGCATCAATATCCTAGAAGCCATAAGGTTTTATGTTAGCTTTGTATGTAGTTTTGCTTTTGCGGAGAATAAAAAGATGGTGGGTAATGCAGACATCATTAAACTAATTAAAAGAGACGAGGCTTTACATCTGGCAAACACTCAGCATATACTAAAAATCCTCAACAAAGAAGAGTCAGAGGGTTTCGTGAAGATAGCACAGCAATGCGAAGAAGATGCAGTCAAGATGTTTGAAAGTGCAGCTAAAGAAGAGAAGGAGTGGGCTTCATATCTATTTAAAAACGGCTCTATAATTGGGCTAAACGAAACAGTATTACATCAATATGTAGACTGGTTATGCATGTCTAGGAGAAAAGCAATAGGCTTACCCTATGACAGTGTTGGAAAAAATCCAATTGCTGGATGGACGCAAGCTTGGATGCAAAGTGAAAGTGTTCAAGTAGCGCCTCAAGAACACGAAATCACAAGCTATAAAATAGGTGCTAGTAGAAATGACTTAGACGACATGGACTTTGGAGATATAAAACTATGACCGACACTAATAAAAAATCTACAGATGCATTCTTTGACAGCTATCACGATCAAAGAGCTAGACTAAAACAGTTGCAGAAAAGGCAAGAAGAGGAAAGTGTAACAGTAACCGTCCAGACTGTACACGGAGTAAAGCAAAACGTTAAATTTGGAACATCCCGAAAGCAAAAGCGAAGAGTAAATGATCTTTACACTTTAATTGACAAGGTGGTTGGATGGCATTACGACAGGAATCTGATAGAAGGTAGTACCGACAAGGATCAAACACTGAAACTACTGCAAGAACTTGGAGAGTTATCCGACAGTGTCTGTAAAGGCCAAGACATTAAAGATGACATCGGAGACATGCTGGTTGTAATGATAAACATAGTAGAAAGAAATGGACTTGTACTATCAGAGTGCTTAAAAAAGGCTTGGGACGATATAAAAGACAGAAAAGGCAGAATGCAGGACGGGATTTTTATAAAATCAAGCTCAGACTCAGTCGAATAGAAGTTACCCAAACCATAGACAAAATCCTTAAAGGTACAATAATAAATGGCTAGATCGAGAAGAACTAGAAAAGAAGACAAACCAAAAGTAAAACAGGTAGAAGCTAAAACAGACAATCAAAAAGAATATATTATATCCATAGTGGAAAACGATATTGTTTTTTGCTCCGGACCTTCCGGTTCTGGAAAGTCCTTCGTTGCCGCTGGGATAGCCGCCGAACATCTTCATAGAGGAGATATACAACAAATTATTGTTAGTAGACCTTTAGTTTGCACCGGAAAAGATATAGGCTCTCTACCGGGGGAGATGGGAGACAAAATTGCCCCGTACCTACTGCCGATGAAAGAAAATCTAAAACACTTTCTTGGTCGCGGATTCTACGGACATTACGAGAATGAGGGAAACATACAATACAAACCTCTTGAGGTTATGAGAGGCTCCACATTTCACGACTCTTACATGATACTTGATGAAGCGCAAAATTGCACCATCGAACAGATCAAAATGTTCGTGACACGCATGGGTCAAAACAGCAAAGTGTTAATTAATGGAGACATTATGCAGGACGACCTTAGAGGTAGAAGTGGTCTACAGTTTTGTATGGAGAAGCTAGAAAGCGTCGAAGGGGTCGGTCTGTGTCGATTAACTTATGACGACATACAGAGGCACGACATTATAGGAAGAATACTTAACGCACTGGAGAATTAAATGCCATTATATGACTATGAATGTGAGAACTGTTCTCACAAATTATTTGATGTAAAACAGGGGTTTAAAGATGATCCTCTGTCTGACTGCCCAGAATGCAAGGAACCCAGACTTTACAGAGTGATAAGCGGTGGAGCTTATTCGTTCGTAAAAGGATCAAACACCGTAGGTAGCTTGGCAGATAAAAACACAAGGACTAACAAAAATAAAATAAACGAGCTACAAGCAATTAAAGCGGAAAATAACCCAAAGCCAGACAAGCCTTTCTACCACGGAGAGGCAACCAACCAACAGATAAATAAGATGACAGAAAAACAGAAGCAATCCTATATAATGAAAGGTGAAAAATGAATACGCAAAAAGATGAACCTAACTTTATTGAATCTCCGGAACAAATACCGAAAGAAAACCGAGCCGAAATACTCTTTAACAAGTCTGGACGGAATTTAGACTCACCAAAAGAGAAAGTTTACGGAAAAGTGATTGCAAAAAACGCAATAGACTACTACTATATTAGGGTGCATCAGAGCGTACCATTTGACCCTATGGGGACTTATGCAAAAAGAGAGCAGTACGTAGAAAGTAAGCTCCAAATCGTATCGAAATCTACCTTTGATTTCTATATGATGTATCTGAAAACTAAAAATACTATTTATATGACGAGAGCAAGAAGAGGGTTAACCAATGATTAAAAAAGGACCACTCAGTAACAAAGACAAGGATTTTATAAAGGCTAACTCTGAAGACGGTGCTACCAAGTTAGCTAAAAAGCTTAACCGCGCAGAGAATACGGTTGTAAAGTTTCTAGAAAGTCTGCCCTCAACAAAGACCTCAAATGCTAGGGGTTTTGAAATGTTTGGGCATAGTGGAAAGGGTTCCACTGTCATGACTCCAAACGCCTCAGAATTGGGGGATGATTTTAGATCTAAGGTCACTCTCTCCACCAAGGCAAAAAATTGCATAACGAGCGTGCGTAAAAATGACTAATGAAGAATGGATATCAAAATACAGAGGCAATAAAGATGCTATCTGGATAAAGTGTAAGCTGACAGACGGAAGGCAGTTTTATCACGATGACTTTAATGGCTGGATTGACATAAAACGGATCTGCGAGGAAGAGCAAGTGTTCGTGAAAGAACTAAAGCTATCGTTTAGATCTCATGAAGTCGAACTTGATATTGAAGAAGATTGTGAAGCAGTATACCTGATAAAGTCGGTGATGGGCCAGATGGGTTCAGAAACTAAGCACTACTACACTACGGGTATACTTAGGGATAATACGGTCTACAAGAAAATGTGGCTTATACCAGAACTGGTTGTTGACAAAGAACTTGAAGATGATGTCAGTGAATGTTTTAAACAGGCGATGATATACAATGAACAAAAGAAAAAGGACAGAGAAGAGTAAATACAAGCATGAATCTACGGGGGATCACTGTACATGTGCAGCGTATGTTGCGGAGATAATGTGCAGAAAGAATGCGGAGAACAAAAATCAAGGCTCGTTGCCTTATAAGTTTTGGAATAAAAAGCCTTGGGACTGGACTTTCAAGAGACAGCTAATAGCTGCGAACAGTCTGATAAAGAAATTTTCTGAGGCTGCTATTGTTAAGGCTGTAAACTCTTCGGAATTCAGGGGTGTTTTTTCCCTTAATCACCCAAAGGTTGTTAGCGTGCTTACCAAGTATCAGCTATTGCTAGATAAGGAAAAATCTAAACCAAAACAGAATATTGAAGTTAAGAAAAATCCCAGTAGAAGAAAAAAGAGTTACGGCAAGAAAAACCTTTTAGATAAACTTAGGAAAATTGAGAATGGCCAAGAAGAAGACTTCCAAGATTGAGCACAAAGACCCAGTAATAGCTGGTCTCGCTAAGAAATACGGTAACATAATTGAATCTGGGACGAAAGTCTTAGAATCTCTAGAAAACTTCGACACGATCAGTATAAGCCCAGTGCTTGACCTAGCTCTCGGAGGAGGGCTTCGTGAAGGGCAATGCGTGGTCATGACCGGAGATCCGAAGACGGGTAAGACGACAACAGCCCTCTACGCCGCCGCTAAAGCGCAGGCTGGAGGTAAGAAGGTTTATTACTTAAATACCGAAGGTAGACTCACCAAAGAGAACTTCCGTGGAATCAAAGGTCTGGATATTGACGCAATACAGGTCGTACAAGCGACTGACGACACCCCCATAGTATCCGCTGAGACGTACCTTAATGTCCTAGAAAGACTAATTAAAGAAGAACCGGATCTATTTGTAATAGTAGATTCTACATCCAACATGGTTCCGCAAGACGAAATAGACGGTGAGATTCGGACTGGAGTACGTAACGCCTTACCGCGTCTCCTCTCTATGTTTTTCAAACGCATCAGTGGTGATGTAGCTAGAATGAAAACGATTGCTGTTTTTATTACCCACAACATTGCAAACACCGGAGGTTCTAGATTTTCACCAAGCAAGATGGCAGACTGCGGTAATATGTTACAGTTTCAGGCGGGAACAAACATGGTCATTACACATCGCGGAAAGTGGGAAGTACCCAAGGAATCCGGCAACCATGTGGGGCAAGTCGCCAACTGGGTAATCAAAACTTCCGCCGCAGGAGGAACTCCGATGACAACAGCGTCTAGCTGGATCAGATATGGAGTGGGTATTGACGAGGCGCAAGAGCTTGCACAGATAGGCACAGACTTTGCGATGATTTCAGCAAAAGGTGCGTGGTATACTTTTACAACCTTTGTAGAGAATAAAGACAACCCAATTATAAAAAGCTGGTTGGTGGATAACGAGATTGAGTTAAAAGAGGAGAGTATAGAGAGAGCATTTAAGTTTCAGGGTATGGAAAAGGTTGTGAACTTTTTAAACGATAATCCCGCACTTATGGATTTCCTTTACGATGAGGTTAAAGAAATCTTGCTATGAAAGTAACGGGCCTGAATGGCAGGGAATATACGCTTGATCTAAAGAAGTACTCTAAAAACAGGTCCAAGTGCTCTTTCTATCACAAAATTGCAAGGAAGCTACTTTCGGAGATGTTCTCCGGATACAGCGTCTACGAGGAAGTTAAACTTCCGGGATCTGTAAAACCTTCAAAAAAATCAGTCTTGTATCTTGACTTCTACGTTCCCAATGCTATAATGGCGGTAGAGGTTCATGGAGAACAGCATTTTAAATATGTCCCTTATTTTCATAAGAGCAAGGCTGGTTTTGCTATGGCAAGGAAAAGAGATTTAGATAAAAAAGAGTGGTGTAGGGTTAACGGCATCAACTTGGTCGAACTTAGATGGGACGACTCACTAGAGTACTGGAGGAATAAAATTGAACGCAGCAGATAGATTGAAACAATTCTTGGAGGGTATAGAAAGCTATATCACCGCCAAGAATATAACACCCACAAAATTTAATACGGACTTCGCCATAGCAGAAACATTAAGCATGGAAGACTTGGAAAAGCTAACTCAAAATGAGTGCTTCAGTTATGCTTATCAGCTATACCAATTTGCAGATCATGTATCTCACGAAAAAGCTCATTGCGAGAATGTGCTACGTTGGTGCAACTCTAGCCTACAAAGTATAATATCCGAAGCCATCAATGGAGGTGTCTGGGATCAGTATGCCAAGCACGATATAAAGGTAGCTACTATACTTAGAAATGACGATCTAGCAAACAAAATAAACGAATGGAAGATGACAGCAGAAGGTAGATTAGAATCAATAAAAAGCAGGGAGTACAACGTGAGACGTAAAGCTGACATTTTAATTGAAAAAGGAAAAAGAAGATGAGCGAAGACGTTGTTAAAAAATTGCTAGAGTCCCTAACCCCAGAACAGAAGAGTGAGTTAGTTGAGGGATTGCTCAATAACAATGTGAAGGGCGGTTCGCCCAAATTGGATGAAGGATCTATTACTCCTACATCTGAATCGAATGTTAACGAAGATTTTACCGTGAGAGGAGGTAATGATGTACTTGAAAAGAGGAAGACTAGCGTGAGAGCCAAGCAAAATAAATGGGTCGATAAAGGTGAAGATAGAGATGTCAACTTTGACCCAGAAAAATTTGAGCGTATGGGTAAAGCATCTAGAAATAGAAGAAAAGCTAACAAGAAAACTATAGAGTGCCATGTGTGCGGAAAAAGCTTTAGCATTAGTGCAAGTTTAGTTCACGGCGAATATACAAGATGCAATAGATGCACAGGAAGGTAGTATGGATTCTCAGCTTTGCGACACAGGTGCAGAGCGAGCCGTCCTAGCAGGACTGTTCGCCTACGGACTTGAGTCTTACGTAGAAATAAACGACTTTATTACATACAGCAGTTTTGCTAACCGTAATAACCAAGTAATATATAGATGTATCGAGAAGATTTTAGAGAGTGATGCTGTTGTAGACATTCCGTCCTTGCTCTCTGCGGCGGAGCAGCTAAACTTATCTGAAACTATACATACTCAACAAGAGCTTGACTATATCAAAAACTTGATGGACTACCCCGTCAAGAAGGAAAATGTCCTGCACTTTGCGGCTCAGGTTAAGAAGTTTGAGTTCGCACGAAACGCAAAACGTATAGCAAAGAAGATAGACTCTGATATTTCTGCTATTGTTGGGGATGAAACCATTGACGACATTATCGGCTTAGTTGAAATGCCGCTAATGGACTTCTTGCGTGACGACGAGACCGGTCAGAAGCCTGAAAAGCTAGGTGACAACATAGACGAGTACGTCGACTTTTTGGTGGAAAATAAATGTGACCAAATTGGACTGTCGAGCGGGTTTCCTCGGTTTGATGCTGTAATTGGGGGAGGATTACGCCGCAAGTGTGTAGACCTCGTATCCGCTCGTCCCGGAGTTGGCAAGTCAGTGTTTGCTGATAATGTAGCTCTACACAACGCGAGACAGGGCGTTCCGGTTCTGATGCTTGACACCGAAATGAGCAAAGAGGATCACCTGAACAGGATTTTGTCTAATATCAGCGGAGTACCTATCGGGGAAATCTCTACAGGTCAGTTTGCAGAAGATGACGAGAAGTTAATCGCCGTTCGCAATGCTATGGATGAAATTAGGGACATACCCTATACATACGTTAGTGTTGCAGGCGCTCCGTTTGAAACAATACTAAATATGATAAAGAGATGGGTATTACGAGAGGTCGGTCAAGACGAAAACGGAAAGACCAACGAATGCTTAGTTGTGTATGACTACCTCAAGTTGATGTCATCCTCCGGCATCAGCAATAACATTCAAGAATACCAAGCTCTTGGGTTCCAAATAACAAACCTACACAACCTAGCTGTTAAGTATGACTTCCCATGCCTGTCTTTCGTGCAGTTGAACAGAGACGGGATAACAAAGGAGTCCACCGACGTTGTAAGCGGTTCTGACAGACTTATTTGGCTGTGTACGTCATTCTCCATATTTAAATTGAAGTCAGCGGAGGAGCTTGCTGAAGATGGTCCAAACGCAGGGAACCGAAAGACCGTGACGTTAAAGGCTCGCCACGGAGCCGGTCTGATGGATGGAAATTATATCAATATGAACATGGTTGGCGAGAACGCACAACTATTAGAACTGAGAACTAGAGATGAGGTTAGGTCTTCTCCTGAC